ATCCCCAGGTTTCATTCTTCCGTCAAAACTACAAACGTCATACGAACTTTGCCATAAAGCCCGAACGCATGGATTACATCGGCACCTTCGGCGCTGGAAACGAAGTCACCATTCCTGTTCGTTCCAAGGGTGACCTCCTCAGCTACGTGTGGATCGAGGCTACCGATATCGCCATGGTTGGTGCTAATCCTCAGGGTCTTTTTTCAACTGATGTAACTGATACTACTGAATTCAGTCTTTTCATCGGAGGACAGGAGGTTTGTAAGCTCGATGCCTTTTTCATTCAGGGTGTTCATAACATTCTATACAAGGATAACTCGGCTAAAACATCAACTACCATAACTACAGCTGAAATGAGTGACAATGCCAAGGGAAGTTCTATCGGTTCCGACTATTTTATGATCCCATTTTTCTTCAGTGAAGATTGGACAAAATCTCTTCCCCTGGTCGCGCTTCAGTATCACGCGGTTGAGATCAGGGTTAAATGTCGTTCATCGTTTAATCCAGCTTCTACGCCTAAGGTGTTTGGTACATACGTGTATCTCGACACCGACGAGCGTCAGCATTTCGTGGATAATGAACATGAACTTCTCATTACACAATTACAGTATCAACCCATGAATAACACTGATACAGACGTGGATCTCACATACTTTAATCATCCCGTGAAGGCTGTGCATGTCGTGTCCTCTAAAGCCTCAGGAACCGGTTGGCAGAACGACTATACGTTCGACACCGCCACCATGTACATCAACGGTACCCCTCTCTTCGAAAACATGTCAAAAACATTTCATCACAACGTCGTACCTCAGATGCACACCAGTAATCTTCCCTCTTCGGTACTCGACTCCGCACCCCTGTACACATGGCCTTTCTGTCTGACCATGAACAAGCCTCAACCGTCTGGCACTCTCAACTTTTCTCGTATAGATAACGCTAAAATATCAATAAATAATCCTACAGGTGGATCTGATGGCATAACCCGAGCATACGCCGTCAACTATAACATCCTCAGGATAAAGAATGGTATGGCTGGTGTTGCCTTTGGAAATTAATTTCTATACATAATTTAAATGTTCGATACGTTTAAAGATAAGAAAAAGTACTGTGTCTATTACAAATATCTTTCTATGATTGCTATCGTGTTCCTGATGCTGTTCCTCGGTCAGCTCGCCGTGGCCAAGAAACTCTCCTGGAACGCTCTACCCATGTCAGTCACGTTATTAATCACCTACTTTCAGTCTCGACTCTTGTACACCATGTGCCTGGACTAAGCACCAGTAGAACCAAAACCACCCTCACCCCTTTCGGTGACCAGAAGTTCATCAACCAACTTTACCTCGGGCATCTCAATCTTTTCAATGACGAGTTGAGCGATTCTATCCCCCTTTTTAATCACGAAATCTTCATCACCGTGATTAAATAGGACAACCTTCACCTCACCCGTGTAATCACGATCTATGACACCAGCACCAACCTGGATACCCTTCTTCACAGCCAGACCCGAACGAGGTGCGATGCGTCCGTAGGTTTCGTGAGGAACCGTGAAAGCAATGCCAGTACCGACAAGTCCACGAGTACCCTTAGGAATGCTGACATCTTCTGAACTGCTGAGATCATATCCAGCAGCCAGGGGTGAACCACGAGCGGGGAGAGTGGCGTGTTCGTTGAGTCGTTTCACCAGGAGGGTCATTATACATCCTTCACGAGCTTCTTCTTTATAGCCCTATACGCTTCAAAAATGATGATTGCATCAGCGAGTGCCGCTGCTCCGAATATTTTTAAAAGCTCCTTGTCCATACTACTATTCAGCACACATTATTGCCATGGCTGCATAGTTGTGTAAATCAATCAAAGTGTCGTACATCGTTTCATCGCCAACCAGAGTCACGGAATTGCGGGACACATTGAGACACCTTTGAATCTTATCCTGAATGCGAACGAGGACGCCAACGATACCATATGTGGCAAAAGCATCCCCATAGTCGGCATTCTTTTTCTCGAATAGATCCCTCGCCTTTTTTTGAATCGCCTCCAACTGCTTCACACGGTCCATTTATTATACATCATGCCCTTCATCTTTATACGCCTGAAGAAGCGCCTCTGTCTTTTCATGCATTCTTTTTCCATAGAATGTACTGTCTTTCTGCCTCTCCCATATGGGAAGACGATTCTTCAAAAATGAAATAAACTTTGAAGGGTTTCTTTCATTTTTGTAATACACCTTTTCACCTTTCGCAGCCTTCTCCATAGCCACAACTTTTGCCTCCATCCTGGATGCTTCAATTTCTTGAAATGTTCTTCTGGAGGAGCCATTATCGTAAAAACTTTAACCTATTACTATATCTGTCATCTTGATATCTTGGGTACCAACGTTCACCTGGTAAGAATTTTTAATACTATTCGGTAAATGAGCGACGTATTTATCACGTATAATGTATTTAGTATTCTTGTTGAGTAATAGTTCATGTTCTGAATATTGAGAAAGACCATATAGGGATAAACATTTCGTACCAGGAAGGATAGTTATAACTTTGAAACAACACGAACCTTCAGTGAAATCGCGCGCCACCATCGGAACCAAACTCGTCGAGACGAATCCTTTATTTATGAATACTTCATTCGCATTCGGTTTCTTTTTGAAATCATCAGCCGTGAAGAAGCTATCCTTCACCCCCCTATACACCACCATAGTTTCTTTTGTCGTGGGAGCCTTACGAATGAGACCGCTCAATCGCATAGACATTCTTTCCAATAAAGTGTCTATGAATGAAGGTTTAAATCTTTCACTCGGTGAATTTTGTAAAACGTTCCAGAACTTGTATACATCTGCGGATTTCATCTTCCTGTACCGCATGTAATCTGTACTAAAATATTCATAAGATGTTTTGAATATATCTCTCGGAAAACCAGGTATACCAAGATAATCTATAATCTCATAAAGAAACACGGACATGTCAATTCGTGTGTAATCTATGGGCAACTTTCGCTCCCAGAGATTTAAATACACGTCACCTTTGTTTGTGTACGCCCAAATTGTATACAATTCTAATGGTTGGAGCTTTTTGTAATATTCTGTAACATCTTTGTACCATTTTAAATCAATAATATTAGGATTGGTGAATGATTTTAACGCATATCTATAAACCTTGTCAAAAAAATTATCAGTATTAATCACTAACCGTTCGTTACCACGTCTCTTTTTTGTATTTTTATTAAATGAAGAAGCATTTATCTCATATTTAGAAGTTGGAAAATATCTAGTGAAAGGTATATGTACAATTCTCTCTTGTCTCACTAAAATATGTTTTGGTAAAGTGATGGAATTATTTTTATTTAGTTTCTCTCGAACTTCTTCTTCTTTAGTGTTTTTCACTGCACGAAGCATTTTAGAAACCTTAAACATGAAAAGTTTTTTAGCTTTATTAGAAACCATCTTCATCTCTGGTGTAGGAGTGAGTACCCTTTTTTCATTCATTCCAAATGCACTAGGATTTATTTTCATGTATTTCTTGTGCGCTTGCCCACCAACCTTGATGCATCTTTTCGTAGGTGCATAATAAACCTCATTATCTTTACATTTCTTTTTGGGTGGTGAGGAAACCAGAGCTTTGGGTGGGGTCTTGGCTTTGGGTGGGGTCTTGGTCTTTGGAGGAGTCTTGGCCTTGGGTGGGGTCTTGGTCTTCGGGGGAGAAGGTGAAGGAGTCTTGGCCTTGACAAAACCATTTGGATTCGTCTTCATGTATTTTTTAAATGTGGGTCCACCTACTTTCACACATCTCTTCGTAGGTTTGTAATACAGTTCACCTGGTTTACATGTTTTGACCGTCAGGAACTTTTCAATTTTCTTTTGATACGCTTTGAATGCATTCGGGTTTTTACTCAGTGTATTTTTATAGTTTTCACTTCCTATATCAACACACTTCTTCTTCGATTTATCATACACTTGTTCAGGGGGACAAGCTACTTTAGGCATATAATTACATCAGAAAATAATACGAATCCCCCTGTTGATAAATTCTTTACAACCTATCGTGATACCCAGTCGAGGGTCCTTCTTTCGTGCACAACTTTCATATTGTTTTTTTAGTTTTGGTAAAATTTCATCCAATATCTGGTCAGATGTGAACCGAATACACTCCACGAGTGTCGAACCTTCATATCTGGTCCAAAAATGATAAGGATATTTCCCGATTTTTTCATTCCTAAGATATACTTCTTGTTCTTCCCACGTAGGTAAAACCGCGATACCATTGTAGGTCGCCTGTATTTTTTTACCTATGGTGCTCTTATATTCGACGGGTAAGTCATTGTAAAATGCATCCGGTCCGTCCAATGTAGGAGAGATCCTATGTCCAAGAAGTATAGATGTATGAAGTTCTCTCGCGCGGTTATAATTGAAAGGGTCAGTCACACCCAGTGTAGCGCATACTTCAGTGAATTCACTGTAAAGTTTCAAAAAATGCTGTTGGTTATTCATTTAACATAACGAGTCACACAGCTTTACTTAGGTTTTTGAAATACCCTTCGTCGAGTTCCGATCCCGTGCACTTTCTGTTTGTATTTTTACACGCGATGGCTGTCGTACCCCCACCTAAGAACGTGTCGACCACGAGATCCCCTTCGTTTGAATGCTTCTTGATCAACTCTTCGAATAACTTGATACTCTTCTGTGTCGGGTGAAATCTATTTTTACCACCTTGTATAGGAAAGTTGTATATACCATTATCGTATTCACCGTTGAAAGTTGGTTTGCCCTTCTTGACACCCAACACAGCAATCTCACGTGAGTTTGTCAGGTAATTAATTCGAGAGTTGACAGGTTGTGGGTTTGTTTTTATCCATTCGATGAAACGCAGCTGCTTAAACTTATGCTTCTCCATGAGTTCCTTGAGATGAGATAATTTCCATAGGTCGAAAAATATTATGCACGTACCACCATCCCTCAATTTCTTGTAGTACAGTTTGATGAACGCTTCGAGTGTTTCCATAGTAAAATTTTCATCCCATTCACCATATTTTGTCTTCACACTGTATTTCGTTCCGTAGATTGTTCCGTATTTCATGAAGTTTTCCTTGGCGTTGGGTACCGTTCGAACCATCTCGTTATCTTTACTATAGGTCTCCCACTCCTGCTCAGTCTTGGTGATGTTTTTACCGGACTCGATGGCGTCGTGCAAAGCATTCATACCCGTCTCATGAGAAATGATATAAGGTGGATCCGTCAATATCAAATCGACTGAGCCATCATCCAAGGTGTTCAGGAGATCACGACCATCACAGTTGCGAATGTCCATTTAAGATGTAACGCGTGCTTTTTTTAAGTCAGCATCAGCTGTGTAATACGTTTTTCCCTTCGTGACAAAACTATGGACCCTCGCGTATCCCCACTGTTGAGGGGTGGCCCCTGGCCTGTGACCAGTTCGCCATGCCGCGAGTCCACGGTTGTACACAGTCTTGAGCGTCTTCAGAGGAATGTGAGTAGCCTTAGCAATTTCAGGGAGAGATTTGACTCCCGGATACATTTTTCTAAACTTTTGCGTGTAGGAAGAAGTCTTGGTTTTTTGTCCCTTGTCCGTTTTAAACGCGGTGTAGTCCTTCTTGAGCATTTTGGTGTATCGCGTCTCAACATTCTTGAGGGTGGTGAGCCCCCTGAAATATTTGAGGGGAGCGTATATCTGTCCCTTGGTGCGTCGAAGTTCACGGACCTTCTTAGTAATCTGAGCATCCGTGAGGGGCATATTATTTTTCACTGATATTTTTATTCACACTTTCCAATACATCTTTAAATTCAGGTAATTTTTTGTGTTTTATTTTGCTACGCAATCTTCCGTACTTTACATATATAGAATCATAAATATAGTTTCGTGGAAACAGGGTTAATATAAAATGTTTCACCTTTCTATCGTTTATGTTTTTAGGTATTTTTACTTCGTTGTAAAGTGAGCAGAGAAAAAGATGAACATCGTATATTTTTTCACTTTTTTCATGAATATCAAATGTTGTTATATCCCTACAGTTTGTACAATTGAATGGATTTTTTACAGTAGACATTGTGGCCATGCCAAAATCAATCATGACTGGTTCTAAACATTCGTTTGAAATGTGAATGTTTTTCCATGTGATGAATTTTTGTTTCACTGGTCTAATCATGATGTTAGATGTATGTAGGTCTCGATGTCTGAAGGATGGATATTTCTTATGAATCAAATATAAATTATAAACAACCTGAAAAATAATAGAACGTAATGCTTTGATTGATTTGTTTTTACCTAACCATTCATGAAGTGTTTCACCTTGAATATGTTGGAAAAACATCACGTTTGATCTCTTCGAGAAACTTTTAAAAGTGTATACTTCGGGTACATTAAAACCCTGTAGCTTTTTAATTATATTGTACTCGTGCTTAATTGATATATTACTAGCTATTTTCATTGCCTTGTTGTTCTTACAAGAATAAACTTTTCCAAAAGAACCCGAACCTATGAGGTTTCTTTTATGTCTATTTTTAAACAGACGTTCGTATTCATCCATTTATTTATTTAACATAAGAAAATTCTTCGAAAAGTGATTGCACACTTTGCTTTTTGAAGGATGTACCATTTTTGAAGTTCTGATAAAGAATCATGCAAAGGGCGTCGGCTATGTCATGCTTTCGCTCCAGCCGATCGTAGTACGATGAGTCCTTTATGTATTTGGAAGCGATCAATTCCGTTCGTTCCTTCCTCTGTTCATAATCCAAATGTCCTATGTTGAAGTGCGCGTGCATGGACACGGGGCTGATTAGTATGGCTTTGTGTCTAAAGATGTAGTGCAAGAGTACTTCCACACTCGTGAGACCACCGGGTGGTTGACGTTCTATGAGTACTTGATCCGCTCGACAAAATGTATCCGCATAGTCCGTGACGAACCCATGAATCATATCTGATAGTTCGGGTGCCTCACGGGATTTATATTGGGTAAGATCAACCTTTTGAACATAAAGAACATTCACTTTCTCTTTATTACATTGAGCTAGAACTAAACCTATGTTATAATATCCAATATCTATTCCCAACAATTTCATATCTTTAATCCTCATGTATTCTTTAAACGCACTCCCAAAACTTTTCGAAGTTTCTGCATCACGTTATTGTCGGGAATGATCTTACCTGATTCATATCCATTGATGATGTCCACCTTGACACCCATAGCGTTGGCCAGTTCCTTTTGGGTCTTGTACCCTTTGGCAATCCTAGCCTGTTGAATGGTCTTGGCCAAAGACACTGACACCTTCTCGTGGGTCCCAATCTCTTCACGTTCGATCTTCACTTCACGGGACACTTCGGGTGAAACTTTGTTGATGGGGGTCATGCGTTTGCGAAGTACCACGGGATTCCAATCTTGATGGTTCATATTGGAATGTTGGCTCTCGTTTTTAACAATCTTTCTATTCGATGATTTTCTTTGTTGATGAAAACCGTTGTGGTCAGGGGTGTATCCATGAGTTTTGCTTCACCCATGCTTTTACCCAATTTGACAGATCCAGCTTTTATGACATGGACATCAGCCCTTGTCAGGGTTTTCGCTTTACTGTGATGGACGGCCAGGGTCGTGGCATCCTTCATGGTCTCTGGTGAAATATGTTGGGAGCTGTAGATGAGTACATGAGAACCAGGAACATTGGCCACGTGTATCCACCAATCATCGGGGTATGCAGCACTGGTGAGATGCGTGTTCTCCTTGGCGTTCTCACCAACCTTGATGTACGTTCCATCAGCAGAAATATATTCATACATCCTAATATGATTGAGAGTTTTTCTGTGACAAATGATACAACTCCGAATCACTTAGATTCATTTTTTACACATTTGTGGAAGAGAGATGAAAAAGTTAAATTGATGATAGACGCCAGTAGGTGTTCGAACATCTCCCTGGGGAAGGTGCTGTCTCTCAAGGAGGTGCTCGATAAGCATCGTCACGAATCTAAGGAAAAGATAGAATTCTCAGTAATATTCGTGCGGTCAAAGTTCATTAGAAACATCATTCGCTTGGGTCTATGTATAATAAAAACAGAGAGACCCGTGTACGTCGAGACGCTTAAAAATGTTTAATACATGTATATGAAAGAGTGTTATTATTACGAAGAGTATACATTAGAGTCAGGTAGTCTAGATCCTAGTGTAGATCGTCTTTATGTACTCACGATGCACGAGTCACCCAGGATTCATAAAATTAAAGAACAGATACATAAAGCTAAAGTTGTCTCCAACATCACTATACAATATAACTATGGGTATAAAAACTGTCACAAAGAACTAAAAAAACAGGAACCAACGTACGATATAATACATGCACTTCAGACATCATTACGTCATGCGCTATCTAAGGGGTACAAGCGGATAATGGTTCTCGAAGATGATTGTCAATTCGATGAAAGGATACGGGACCCCGAGGTGATTGATGATTTGAATAGTTTTTTTATACAAAAAAACCCTCAAGTGTATAATTTTGGTTCTACACTCAGTATCGTAAATCCATTAGACGTACTACTTCATAATAAACATCATTTAGTGTTTTGTATGGGTCTATCACATTGTGTAGTATATAATCAAGATTATATGCAGTATGCAGCTCATAATGAATTTAAAACAAAATCATCTGATAATGAATATAATTTAGTACTTTCCAAATACATGTATCATAAGCCGTTAGCATATCAGATCTTAGAAGAAACAGAAAACTTTAAAGAAGGTTGGGGTATTTGGGCATATATTTATAAATATTTTATATTTCATCTATTTCCTTTGAACAAGAGCGTACAACCTGCATTTGATAACGTAAAATTATTTTTTGATTATGTTTCAGTTATAGTGTTTATGCTTATTATACTTAAAATAAAAAATATATGGTTATCAAAATGAGTCTTCGTATCATAATGGGCAACATGTTTTCTGGTAAAACATCTGAGATGATCAGGCGACTGAAACGCTACAAGGTCATCGGTAAGAGGGTGGTGGTGGTCAACTCTCAGAAGGATATTCGATCATCGGAAGAGGTTTTGCGCACCCACGATAACGTCACCTTTCGGTGCATCAAGACGAATGATCTGAACGATGTGAACACGGAGGGGTGTGACGTGGTGGCCATAGATGAAGCTCAATTTTTCATGGGTCTCAAAACCTTCGTGGAGAAGGAACTTGCCACGGGTAAAACTATACTTTTGGCTGGACTTGACGGGGATTACAAACAGCGGAAATTTGGTGAGCTTCTGGACTGCATACCACTTGCTGACGAGGTGACCAAGTTGACCGCCATGTGCATGGATTGCCTCGACGGTACCCAGGGGCCCTTTACGAAGAGGATCGTCAAGAGTAAGAAGTTAGAGCTGGTCGGGGGTGATGATATGTACAAGGCTGTGTGTAGAAAACATCTTTGACTATTATAGATGACTGAATGTTACAAGCTCATTGAAGAAGTTTCCGAACACCCAGGAAACTTCGACGCGTGCATAGATTGTATGTATGTCCTGCTCATGGAAGGGTCTGATAGGGAAGCGCAGGTCAGGGAACATATAAAAGAAGCCGGTATCACATCCAAGGTTGTCTATCAATATAATAAAGGATACAAAAAATGTAAAAAGACGTTGCGTGTAGCTGCTACCAATTATGATTTGGAACATGCCCTGAAAAATGCCTTTAGAGATGCACTTACCAAGGGGTACAAACGCATAATAGTGTTGGAAGATGATTGTGAATTTGATGAGAGGGTAATGAACCCTGAAATAATCAACGACGTATGTACATTTCTGGTGGAAAATAATCCAAAGATATATACGTTCGGTTCGTTCATGCCCGTGGTAAATCCTTTAGACATATTGGTCGGTAACAAACATCACAGACTTTTATTTAATTCTGGTAGTCACTGTATCATATACAATGATGAGTACATGAAATGGTTGACAAAAAATGACTGTATTTTTGGTCATGTGGATTTTGAAACGAATAGACATATCTCTAAATATACGTACGAGATCCCCTTGGCGTATCAGAAGATGGTGCTCACGGAAAATGTGAAAGAAGGGTGGGACATACCATATAAAATTTTAAACACGTTCATTTTCAGTCCAGCCGGTGTGACTACTCGAGTTCAACCTGGGTACGACAATATTAAGAAGTGGTTTGAAACGTTCGTCGTGATAATTTTCTTTATTATGATTTTGTGCTACGTATCCTAAAAATTCCACCATCTTTGTTTTTTCCTCCAATGAAAATGTTCCTGCCCTACGCATCACGTAAGCCATGAACATGAGAAGTATGTATACATTAATAACTATTGGTTTCATACTTTCCTTTACCATACGTTATATCTTTATACATTCTTACAATAAAGTCGGGTATGTTTTTTCCATTCCTTGTTATATCACCTATGATTGGAAATGTACATGATAAAAATCTCATAAACCCTGCAGTACTACCAGAATTTTTAGATGCATCTAAACTTTGTTTCATGTTTTCTAAATATTCCGGGAATGGATCTTCCCTGTGGTGAAGTTTCAATTGAATTCGTGTGGTATTTTCATCACCTGCGTTATTCGTTCCACTATGAATCATATCAGCGTCGAACAGAATGGCCTGACCTGGTGTACATTCAATCGTTTTTAATTTTTTGAAGTTTATCATTTTATCTTGCCTGTGACTGTTTTCAACAACCTCTAAACATCCGTTTAACTGTCTGAAATAAAAGAGAATAGTATACGAAGGAAACTTTTGATGACTGTTAAAAATTTGTCCATTTTCATCCCTATGACACGTGGATACACTTGATTTTTCTATTGACAAAAAGTATTTCTTAAATATGTACTCCGGTCCTAAAACGTTTTGTATTTTTAGTAGTACCCTCGGGTGTGTAGTAATATATGTATATATATCATCATACTTCTTCTGACTACTGAGATTCAATACATGTTTGACCTCTTCATCCGTAAACATGTCAATGACATGATAACCAATGTGATCCTTTTTCGTGATACTCCAGTAGTTAATGAAAATGCATACAGCTAGCAAAAGTAACAAAATAAATATAATCATATACTATATGAATACAAATTTAGCTCTCTCATATATTAATATTTTACTTTTCATAATATTCGTCTTGTTCCTGGGACAGCCTGAACACGTGGTGCTCATCCACACGTGTACGGCCCTATCAGGGACGTTAATAGCGAATCAATTATATTCAAAAGATTCAACAATGTCGTACGATAAATTTATGATTTACGATTTATATGTACACTGGGTACCAGCACTAATGAGCATAGCCATGGTTGATTTTTCGTTAGTGGGTACGAGACAGTACATATTCGCATTCATGTATCCTATATTATATTTATGTTTCCGTTTATATAAAGATAATAAAGGGTGGACAAATATTAAACCAGAAAACCCCGTAGAACACCTTAAGAAAATGTATCCTTACACGGATATAAAAACGTATTTATTATACTACGTAATTCTCATCGGCTTGTACTTCTCAATGGGCTCACGTTCTTCATGATTACGTTACCATTTTTGTTCTTGGTATACGTTTGACGATTTCTCATCTCCCTAAATGCAATGTTCGCGAGGTTGCGAAATCCCGTCAAGGAGGCAATACGCTTTTCCCCTTACTAATTTCGTTATTCATCATCTTGGGACTTGTGATCTTCGCCGATTTTGAAGGCATTTATATTACAAGTTTTTTTTGTCTCCTGTGGGAATCGAACCCACGACCTCTAGATTACAAATCTAGCGCTCTACCAACTGAGCTAAAAAGACGGAAAGACGCTCCCAACTGGGTTCGAACCAGTGACCTACAGGTTAACAGCCTGTCGCTCTACCAACTGAGCTATAGGAGCCGAGCGATCTTTGATCGCGACGGGAGCTTGCTGAGAGTGGGGTTCGAACCCACGAGCACTACGTGCAGACGATCTTAAGTCGTCCCCCTTAACCACTCGGGCATCCCAGCGTGTCCAGTATGGGGATCGAACCCATGGCCACCAGGTTAAAAGCCTGGCGCTCTACCGCTGAGCTAACTGGACCAACTATATGTATATGGAATTATTTCTTTAAATAGTATAAATGAAAGTGAAGCTCATTAAAAGTCCCAACCCCGAAAAAAAGTATCGAGTCATCTTCCCCAATGGTAAAAAGGTTGATTTCGGTGGCGCGGGTTATTCGGATTATACCATCCACAAAGATCCCAAAAGAATGCAAAGATATCTCACACGCCATGGACGCATGGGAGAGACCTGGACTAAGAAGGGTATGTACACAGCTGGATTCTGGTCCAGGTGGTTACTATGGAGTAAACCTTCTATGAGAGAAGCTAAGCGACTTTTGTCTTCGCGTTTTGGTTTAACTTTTTCTTGATGCCACGTTTGTTCAGGTTCGCCTTTAGGGCGTTCATGAGAGACATGGGTATAGCGGGGCCCTTGTAGTTAGCCTTGGCGACGACGTTGGGCACGTTAGACTTCTTCATGGGCGGTGGTGGAGGCGGAGGCGGAGGAGGCGGGGGTGCAGCCCTCTTGATGAGAGGGGGAGGGGTCACGGGTTTATTGCGCGCACGAGGAGCGGGACCATTATTGAGCGCGGACATGACAGACTTGCACATGAGTATCATACCCTTCGTCTGACTCACTCTCTTTCTGATGATACTTTCATCATGTTCACGTATCTCTTTGATTAATCTGGATTCAGTCTTCCTGACGCGCTTTCCGTTTTTTTCGTAGGTGAGTCGGATACCCCGATTAGCCGCATCTCTTTTGAGTGTCATTTATATTATATGAAGAAATTTTCGGTCCGATACAATTTAGCCTCGTAGGGTGTAGTCTTTCCAAGTACAGATACTTTTTCCTGGCCATACAACTCTTGGCATCCAATGTCATCCATACAATCACGGTTGTCGTAGCTCACGGGAATGGAATATATTTGTTGTCCTGGAGTCGAAGTGTAATAATGATATCTGTCCCTTCTTCCTCGAACTTCTTTTCCGTATAGTGGGAGAGTCTCACCATCTTCTCCCAAGAGAATACCCATCTGTTGGACGTGCCCCGGTTTGTATTTCTTCACAGGAGGCTGACGAAATTCTGGTTCCTTGCGGGGAGGCGCACCCATGTAAGGTATATGAATCTCCATGGGTTCTGACGGACTGGGCATCTCCATGGATTCTGACAGACTGGGCATCTCAACGAGTTCCGGGTATGGTTTGGGAACCTCCAAGGGTACCTTCGCCGCAGGTTGTTTATTCATCATGAGATACACAACCACCCCGATGAGTATGAATATCACCGTCATAGCGATCGTCAATTTAACACTTTGTTTCATTTATATAAGAGATGAATTTTATTTATACCAGGTATTCTATTCAACCTAAACTGGACCATGAACCATAACATGAACAAAAGACATTTCACGAACCTGTCTGCATCACTGTCACTGAGATTGTACACGGGACTGATCAATCTTCCGAAGAATGTTCCTTCCTTTTCCTTCCCAGTGACATACATTTCCAGATGGGTCAGAGCACATGTATCATCGTTCATGACCCAGTGAAACATGAGGAAAGGTATGACTAACGAATAAAATTCCAACAGATCCTTGTTTTTCAGGAAAGGTACGATGATCGCGGCCAAGAACAATAACGTGTGCAGGATGAATATTATGTTCATTAGTACTAGTATGAACAAAGAAAAGAAAGTGTGGCATCCGCAACAGGAAAAGATTCTCAAAACGTGGGGAGAGGCTGCGGCGTGTTATAGATACATGAACAATCAAGCGTTTCTCATGTACAAAAAGTCGAGCATGAGATACACTCTCCCTATCATAGTGATCAGCACAGTGACAGGAACAGCGAACTTCGCGCAGTCTACATTTCCGATGAGCGTCCGACCACTCGTACCCCTCGCCATAGGAAGCATGAACATCGTGACTGCCATCATGACGACCATCATGCAGTTTTTAAAGATTAACGAACTCATGGAGGGGCATCGCGCTGCCTCCATCCAATACGGTAAGCTGTCTCGGACCATACGCTTGGAACTTTCGTTACCTCTCGAAGAGCGAGCGCACGATGGTACAGAGATGGTAGAATATTGCCGTTCAGAATACGACCGACTCATAGAACAGTCACCCTCCATACCCCTGAGCATCATTCACGCGTTTGAAAAAGAATTTCCAGATGATTCTGCTTTTTTCAAACCCGAAATCATGCACATTCATCCCATCGAAACATTTTTGAAAGAAGATGAAATGAAAGAAGAACTTAAAAAAGATCTCACAGCAATCAGACAGATCGAACAGGTTGTCATAGAATTGCCGTCAGGCGATACACCAGGTATGCGAGCATGACGAACATAATCAAATTAAAGAGTGCGATGCCACATACATAAGGGTAGACCTTACGCTTGAGCGTTTCGTTTTCCATAAAATAATCTAAAGCTTGTTTAGCGAGATCATCGTCTTCATCATCCATCATGGATGCTTTTGTTACAATTACACCACAAAAAAAAGAGAGGGGTCAGACACTCCACGGCGCGGAGATTGAACGCCTGAAGAAATATATATCGGAGGGGAAGAATGTGTTCGTATGTGGTGCTACGGGTACCGGCAAAACATTCGTGGTGGACAGTGTGTTGGACGCTTCCAATAGTGTTGAACTCCAGTCAGATATGATTTCGAAAAAATATATATCGAGAAGTTCAAACACTTATATGGTTGTGGATGGTTTCGATTCGTCGCTCAAGCAGTTGATAGACGAATCCACTAAGCGACTGGTTATCACCTCCACGGAAGTACACATGTTACCCAACTTTGAACTCATCGTGATGCCTCGCCGCCCCCCTGAAGTGATCGCGACCCTCGCACCTGATTCACTTCCCGCAGCGAAAAGATGTAACGGAAATATTCGAAACTTTTTCGATTATCTCAACTGTTCGGATGATAAAGATGTTTTTAAAACGTCCAAAGAACTTCTCGCCGAAGTACTCTGTACACCCGGAACATTTGATCTCTCACAGACTATACATGAACACGGTCACATGTGCGACGTCATTCACGGAAACTATCTTTCTTCAAAAGAAGGACATCAAGAAATCATAGAGGCACTCTCCATAGCAGATACATACGACACACTCATGTACAAGGGGGAATGGGACTTCATGCAATATTACATAGCCATGGGTGTAGCCACCCCCAAGCTTCACATGAACACCACTTTGAAATCAGAAGACATCAAACCCGGAAGTGTCTGGACAAAGTACGGAAACTTTAAGATGCGCCAACAAAAATTGAAGAATATTCAAAAAGAACACAGTACAAAATTGGGTGTGGAAGAACTCGCCCTCGTGAGGATGTACGCCGCCAAGGGTGACTACGGACCAGCGATCTCTTATGGTCTTAAACCAGGTGACTTTGACGTGATGAATCATCTGGCTCTCGGAAACAAGATGAAACCGAGCGAAGTCATGCGTATTAAAAAGAAAATGCGAAACGTACATAATGAGCTCTGACGAAGAGACCGAAGAAACCTGCAACGTGCAAGTGATCGGATCGGACATTTATTACTATGGGGATGTCAGTCGAGACAATATTCTTTCGCTCGTCACGAGCGTGAAGAAGCTCGAGAGAGAACTTCTGAAAAAGGGGGCTGAACTCGATGGGTACGCCCCCAACATCACCGTGCACATTCACAGTGACGGAGGTGACCTCTTCTCGGGCATGAACGCCATGGATACCCTTCGAAAATCGAAGGTGCACGTGACGACCGTGGCCGAGGGGACGTGTTGTAGCGCCGCCACCTTCATGCTTCTGGGAGGCGACCGCCGTCTCATGGGACGACACGCACATGTGATGATTCATCAACTGTCTACCGGATTTTTCGGTAAGTTTCAAGAACTCCGTGAAGAGATGGACACGTGTAAGAAGCTCATGAAGATGATGAAAAAGGTGTACGGGGCCGAGACGAAGATTCCCAAGGATATCTTCAAGCAGCTCATGAAGAAGGATGTGTACCTGAATGCCGATGAGTGTATCAAGTATGGTATTGTTCACGGGATCGCTTGAGGTCCATGTGACGTTTGTAGAGACCGGCTATGACCAACACGATTATGACTATGCTTATCGTATTGAGGTTAAAGGGGATCGTCGTGATCGGAGGAGGCCTAAGTCGGCTCATCCTTTCGTAATTTACAACCTGAACCATTTACTATAATGGAGACTATTTTTAAAACCGACGCCCGCGGGCGCCAAAGGATGTTTGACATTCGCGTCGAAAGATTGCGTGACGGCACCGCGAACATAGTGAAGACGACTGGGCTGGTCGACGGCAAGAAACAGACCAGCGTGATTCACGTGCCGCTCGGGTACGACAGTGCCGTGAAGCGCGCGAAGACGATGTGGAAAAATCAACACGAAAGCGGGGTCCTGCCCATGCTGGCACACAAGTATGAAGACAGAAAGAGATACGTGACCGAACCCATGTACATCCAGCCCAAGTTGGATGGAGTGCGCATCCTCGTCAACAACAAGGGTGGCATCTCACGGACTGGGAAGGTGGTGCCGGGCACGGAACACTGGGGAAAGAACCTCAAGGATGGAGAGTACCTCGATGGGGAGTGCTACGTCCACGGTATGGATTTCGAGTCCATCACGAGTGCATTTAAGACGGCTCCAGAAAAGTTGGAGTTTCACGTGTTTGACTATTACGACGTCAACAGACCCCACCTGACGTTCGAGGAGCGCAAGTCCCACGTGACGGTGGAGACCCAATTGGTCAGGCGAAAAGAGGAACTTCAGGGGGTCCACGATGCCTTTGCCGCCAGGGGCTACGAGGGAATCATGATCAGAAACCCTCGAAGTGCCTACGAACCCGGTAAGCGATCCAACGGTCTCTTGAAGATGAAGATGTTTGAGACGGATGAGTTTGAGATTGTGGGTGTCGACGAAGGCACGGGGAGGGA